TAAGGAATTAAAGAAAGGTCTACAATCTTATCGCCAAGAGATTTGTTTACATAACTACTTTGAAGAGAAGTCTCTGTTCCAATGTTGATTTGTCCAACCTCTTGGGTAGTCGTTGTTACAGTATTAAATCCAATAAATCTGCCAGAACGGACAAGACCGCCAGTTGTGGTTGTTTGATTGGTAGCACCAAACCAATTATCTTGCCAACCTTCCCAAACTGTACCTTCAACTCCAATTTCATCTGCTAAGAATTGAATTGCATCAAAGTTGTTATCATCTTGTACAATTAGGTCAGGTCTGCGAGTTGTATCTTTCCAGTCATCTGATGCTGGAGTAAGTATCATTTCACCAGTAAAGGCGGAAACTTTATATGCGTTGACATCCATTGTGTCTGATGCATATGGATTATTAATATAAGAAACTTCTGAATATGGAAGAGTGATAATACCATCAACGTGTTTTTTGTATCCAGATGTTGCTCTCTCGGCGTCTGTAGATACAGTTTCTACTAAAGAAACAATATCTGAGTGCGCCATTGGTCGCGCAACTTTTCTCTTCATATCTACAGCAATACGATAATCTTCATTTGATACGTTACCAATGCCATGTCCACTAAATGGATCAACAATAAATCCATTCTTTAATCTATCATTACCATTAACATCTTTAACTAGTAGGTCGGTTGTTGCTTTTTCAAGTAAGTTAAGACTACTAATCAATTCTAGATTATTAATTCTAGTTTCCAATTTACCAATGTCGCGCATTGTATATCGTTTGTTATTGATTTTTTTCGCAATTGCTTCTGTTGTATTAAGTACATATGGTTGATAACTTACAACAAATAACGTCATTGCCTTATCTAAGTCGGCAGGTGGTTTAGGATCATCTGCAGGAACACCCTTGACAACAAAGAATTCTCCGTCAAAGTTAGCAACAACTTTATCAATTCTAGGTAAGTAATATGAGAAGTCTGCTTCTACATTGGTTCCGATTACAGGTAGTTCACCTTTTGCTGAACCAGAACCTGTGAATGATACTCCAGCATCATCAATTCTAGGTCTAAAGTCTAAACTATCTCGCAAGTCATATGATGCACCATCAGTTCCAGATGAGATATATGTAGGAATATCTTCATAATCAATAACGCCATCATAACTATCTACTGAGAAATAGTCTCCAGCACCATGAGTGAAGTAATCAAAAGTAATGAGCAATCTTCCAGATGGGGCAGGATTGCCAGATTTTAACTTAATGCTTGCTAAGTCGTAATATGCATCTTTTTGTCCCGTGTCGAAATCATATCTACTAGTAATATCTAAATCGGATGCTGTTGCATTAGTACTAAAGTCAGCAGACATTTTAATAGATACCAATCGATATCCATCTGCTTTACCGAGTTTAATAACTGTGTTTTGTGCTTCTGCTTGCGTAGTAACTTGTTTTGTTTGATTAAGATTTAATGTTTTACTTTTTTCAACAGCATCATTGCCACGAACATCAACTGAAGCAATCAAATCTACTGTATCACCATCAGTTACAGGAGTATCAGTTAGATTGTGAAGTTCACTAATGTTTAGTGTGCGGTCAGAACCAGTAAGGGTTAAGTTTGACGTTGTAATTTTTAGAACATCACCAGCACTTCTTGCCGAACCGCCTGCAGGTGTATTAATAATAAGTGTAAAGTTAGAAATATTGCCAGTAGAAGCGAATGTCTCTTCGGTTCCAGCGGCAGTAAATGACACAGAACCATTGTTTGCGTTTGCTACTGTTCCTGTTGCAAATTTTCTACGAACAGTGTAGTTAGTAGATGCAACATTATCTGGTGTGGCAGAACTATCACCACGAACTTTTCTCATACGGAAGTAGTTTGTATCGAATACAAGAATTTTTCTATCTGGTCTGATAATCTCTGCGCTAAAACGCTTCACAGAACCAGAAGTAATCGCCGCTAGACCGTTAGCAGTAAGGTTTAGAGATAAGTTGTTAGTAATTGTAGCAACTTCACCAACATCGGTGTCGTTGATGTATAGACGGTCTCCTACACTCACCTGTGAATTAAACAGTGTTCCTTGTCCAGTTACGGTTACTGCGCCTGTGCCTACTGTAGCACTACCTGTGAGTGTTACTAGTTTAGGCGAGATATCACATTTGAATGTTGCGCTTGCGGCAGTTGAATTATCTCCAAATGCTCTAGCATCTCTAGTAAAATCTTTACCTTGGTTCATAACAATATCAAAAATACCAAACTTAAATTCAGTCTCACCTGTGTGTGCATCATCATAGTCACCACTATGAAGCATGAAACTTCTTACATTACAACTACCAATTGCTGTTGGTGTACCACTAACAAAGTCATCGTAAATATAAATTTCTTCATAATCATCAATCTCAGGCATACCAGTTACGTTTTGTACAATTACATAGTTGCCAATTGGTGTCTGAATTGGTGTATCTACTACACGATTAAATGTTCTTGGTTTCTCAACATTCAAAAAACGAGTTGCTTGTAACTCAACTTCATAACCTTGAATATATGCTTTACCAGGTTCGATGCCTAAAGCAAGATTTTCAGCAAGTCCACCCTCTAAGGTAGTAAAGATACCTCTGTTATTACCAGAGATTAAACTTTCGCGAACATCGACTTTGAATGGTTTAACCTCATAGTCACCACTTTCGTCATATGTTCTTCTTGCAAACTCTTCAGCAAGAACATTATAGTCTGCTTTCTTGACAAATCTTTGAATAGTACCGTTTTTAACACGACCCAATTCGATAAAGTTTGTATCAGTAGTTGCATCTAATGCTCTTTTTTCAAGAGTGAGAGTAATTTTATATCTGTGGGCACCAGGAGCGGCAAAGTTTGATGCTCCTTGTGCATTATCTTTTAGTGTTTCATCTTCTTCTGGTGTTAGTGTGCTTTGTACAACTTTCCAACCAACACGATATGATGGAGCATTATGATATGGTTCCAACAATATGGTTTGGTTTTCGTTAGCAACAAAGAACCCATTTACAAAATAGACACCAGCATTTACTCTTACCGCAGAACCAGTACCTACTGTGTCGTTTAGTCCTGCTTCTAATAACCCACCGGCATCTGTCTGTGCAACATTAATTACACTTCTAACAGTTCCAGTAGGTCTTATAGATGCAGAAATCTCAGTAGTTTGGTCTGCGGTAAGAAATTGATTTTTTAATTGAGTATTATCCGCATTGAGAGATGTTACAGTTTCACCAATAGAAAAGGTATTCGTTGTATTATTAGTACCACTATCTTCATACTTAATGTATAGCGTCATTGGAGTGCTAGAGGTTGCCGCTACAGTTCCAATAACTCTCGCTTTAACGCCAGTTTCACTACCGGTAATAATTTTATTAACAAAGTCTGTTCTATAACTTTCAACATTCTGTGCATTAAATGTAGATTGAACCTTAATGAAATCATATTCCATATCAAATGCAACATCACCAGGAATCACCATCGATCCTTCTTCAAATACATGACTACCAAATCTTTCAATTTGATTTTGAAGAATTGATTGTAACTGTGTTAACTCTCTCGCCTGAACGGGAAATCCAGGACGAAAGAGTACACGATGATACTTCTTTGATTTGGCACCCGCGGCGCCTTCAAAGTCATCATAATAAGGGTCTACATTAAAGTCGATAACTGCCATTTATTTCTCCAGTGCGGTTTTATTCTAATCTAATCTTTTTGTACAAGTATTTAGATTAGAATTCAACAACGAGTTTGATATCTTCAATCTGGTCAGATGCACGATTAATTGGGCGTCTGTGTTCGACATACATGATATCACCGCTGTCCGGTTCTACTTCAGGATTGTTCAGAGTATCTACTGTACCAGTTGCAGAAGAAGAACCACCCGTCACTGTTTCTGCCGCTTGAATTGCGATAAATCCAGTGTTAATGTCTTGGTAATAGCGTAAAATTCTAGTTGCGGAATCGTAATCAATTACCTTTGCAGATGCACCAGAGGTACCACCTGTGATTGTTTCATCAGTTACAAATGTTCCACTTAAACCAGCGGCGGCAAGAGTAATTGATTTTGTTGCAGACATAGTTACTGCAGTTGAAACTACACTAGTACCAAAGTTATAAGGATCACGAACAAGACCAATTCTACGATAGTCGTTAGAAACTGGGAAGTCTCCAGAACCGTCATTGTACTCAAGTCTTACGTTGTTCATTACATAAAATCCACCAAGTTCATGTACTGGATTAGATGAGTGTCCACCTTTTGGTGAAATTACTGCAGTCATCGCACCACCAGAACCAGAACCACCGGTAATAGAGATAGATGCTTGAGTATATCCTGTTCCTTCTGCGGTAATTGTTACTGCAGTGATAGAACCAGCGGAAACAGTTGCAGTTGCAGTTGCGCCTGTTCCATCACCTGTGATAGTGACGGTTGGAGCAGAACTATAACCAGAACCAGCGTTTGTAATGATGATATGACGAATTTCACCATCTACTGCCGCTTGCTGTGTATCCCATTGTTCTTTGTATGGTTGTCCAGCACCCGGATCGGAAGTGACATATTTAACTGGCATAAAGTCAGTTGATAAAAACTTCAGTGCATCAGAAGCAGAGATTGTGTACATGTATTTCCACACATAACTATCTGCAGTTGTGATGTAACCAGTTGAAGTTCCAGTTGGTTTGGTTGTTGATGCAGTATTTCCATTATTAGAAATACATTTGTAAACATTATAGTCATCAGTCAATACATAGAATGAAGCACTAAATAATGAAGATGCTCCACTGTTTGATTGATTTGATGATGAGATATTATGTTCGTACTCATCATAAACTGTACCTGAAGTCCAGTTTCTGCGAACTACTGCGTGAGTGATGTCAGATGAGGTTACACGTTTCATTGCAACCATATCGTCATATGCATTAAATGCTGTATCATCGTTGTCAGCAGGAGTAGGCGGTGCGGTATCATCGGTCCACGCCTGTGGTCTTCCGATGAACAAATAAGTGTTAGTTGCGGCAGTCTCACTAAATGCTTCCATGTATTGTTCAGCATTGTGAATCCGAAACTTGTTCGTAATGATAGCGGCCATTTTATTCCTCTCTAAGTTAATCTATTACTATATTTATAACAGTTTTTAACTGTCTCTCAAGAAGATTTCACTATCAAACGTGAAATCCGTCTTACGCCCTGGATAATTTACCAAGTCATCTATAACTAAGTTACCTATGTTCTGAATTTGAGTATTCGCATAAGTATCCCAGTAGTTATTATTTGCTGTGTTCGTGCCAGTATAATTACTGGTCATGATAGAACTATTATAGTTATCTCTATAAATTCTACCTCCACGGTCAACGCTTCTAAATCCTATTAATTCTGGAATAATCTTGTCTCCAGTTTCTAATAAAATATCTTCTCCATCTTCTTTTGTTACTCTTCTATCATCTGCATATGGTGGCATAAGGAACTTGAACCTATCAATTGAGTATCCTGTTGTTCCTAGTTTTGCGCTTCCAAAACTTTCGTGTAACATAGTATCTTCTAGTCCAAGTGATGCAATTAAATGCAACTTGGATGAAGTAACAACTTTTAAATCATCTACACTTGTAATAGTTGGTAGATATAAAGTTACTACTTGTTGTGCCACACTTGCGATACGCGAAAGTTGCTTGTATATTTCAATCTGATGTTTAACACTCGTATTCATCGTTAAATCATTTACGAGTGCTTCAAATGTATGTATAAGCACAGTAATATCCGGAGTTTCGGAAGTCTTGTTATGCTGATTACCGCCCAAAGTAGGAATGTTAGGTGCAGTAGGTATCTCAGCAATCACTTCAAGTACTCCACCCCCTCTGATATACAATACGACCTGTTTCAGTAGATTTATTGTAGCATCTATATTCGCCATTGGTGTTCTAAATCTTGGGAATATTAAAGTTGGACTTAATCCGAATCCAGGTTCTGTTCCGTGAATATACTCTTCACCTCGTAGATAATTTTTACCTTTATTGGACAATGTTTCAAAACTATCTTCCGCCAAAAGATAAGTTCCATCTTCTTTCATTAATCTTGTAGGGAACAATGTTGCTTGCGCCACCTCAAAGAATATTTCCAGTTCAAGTTTTTGAAGATGCGGCGTTGTTAATGTTTGTAACAAAATTTCATTCAACAACTTAATTTGTTTAAATCTAGGTGTTGCTGAGTTTAATCTAAAGTCACTTCCTCCAAATACTCTTGCTCGGACTGAAGTTGAAATTGAAACTTCACCAAATAAAGCAAGACCAACTGGATGAAGAATTCTCTTAACCGCATCTCTCCATACGTTAATTGAGTTACCAACTTTGACAACATAAGAAAAGTCTTGATAATATAAACTATCTTGAATTTTTTTAGAACTTTCAGAGATACGCCCATCTGCTCCAAATAGAACACCTTCACTTCGCGAAACGGTTCCTGTTATTGGATGAATAATTGCTGGATCACAATCATGTATTATTGCTTCTGCTCCTGACACCGCACCAACAACTCGTATGCGTCCTCTATTCGATGCAAAATTATCAGTAGATGTGGTTGTTCTAATATTATATAAATTACGAGTATTATCAAAAGATACAATAGTACCAGAAGACAAAACATCATTTTCATCTAATAAACAACTTCCATCTTCCAATAAAATCTCATCACCATCTTCGGCGAGAATTCTACCGTGTCTTTCGTTTATTATTTCTCCTGGTTGGAATGTTCCAACAATATTCTTTAATATTGCAAGTTGTCTAGGTGTCACTAAAGGCGCAGAAAAATATCCACTACCTAAGTTTGTTCTCTGCACACCTGAAATTCTACCAATTTCCGTTGACGTTGCATAAATCTCAGCACCAGTACCATTTGTATCATCAACTTCAACAGTTGGTAGTGCTTGATAGTTGGAACCAGTATTAACAATTCTAATATCTTGTACAACACCATCATGATCCGCATCTTCAGGTACAATGTGATTACCATCTTCTAACAATACTTTATCAACACCACCCTCAGTGACAATTCTTCTAAAGTCCCCAACGAGAATTTTATCTCCGGTTTCAAGTAGAATAGCATCACTTTCACCAGATTCCAATACCAATTGTCTTTCAATTCTATTGACATAGGCAACAGAAGAAGTTCCTAAACCTGTATTAGAATATACAATAGCATCTTGTAGTTGATAATCTTTACCGCCGTTTTCAATAATAAATCCATCAACGCCACCTTTACCTATAGTGGTAATATCAAATTGAGCACCGTTACCAATATCTTCACTTATAATATTATCACCAGTCTCGGTTAAAATATTATCTCCATCTACCTCTTTAACTATAAATGGAGTTAAGTTTTTTGTGACTAGTGGGTCACTAGGTACATAATATGTACCATCATTCGTAATAGTAATGTCAGTAATAATCTCATCAACAATAGCAGTGACAACTTGTCCAGATACAGAATCCGTTACTGTAACAATCTCACCGGCAACAAACTGTCCACTCACAGAATTTTCAGTTAATACTAGTTGATAAATTTCATCATCACCTACAGCGAAAGCAATAAAGTTCTCAACAAGACCTGTTGCTAAGTTAACATTAGGTTGTAGTGGTTTGTTTGCTTGTACAATAGTTTGACCAATAAGTAATCCGCTATCACCAACAACATTTTTAATGTTTAGAATTGTATCTGATGTAAAGTTACCAGCGGAAACTCGTAACATATCCTTTTTTGGATAATAGACTTCAACTTCTTCATTGAATAACATTCTGAATAATAGTATAAGCGACTTATCCGTGCCTTTACTTTGATAAAAGTCTTTTACTCTTTTAAGAAATAATCTCTTATCATTAATAATATTATCTGGAATATCTACAAGATAATTTTTCTTAAAGTAAGAAACAAAAGAATCCACAGTTTTATCAATGTCACTATACAAATGTGCGTTTCTAGTACGCTCAATTGCATTACCTTCCAGTTCTAACCACTCATAGTATGCTTCTATAAAAGCAACAAACGTAGTGTGGTCAGATTGTACAAATTCAGGTAGTTGCTCAGACAATACTGCCGAGACGGTACCCTTTACTTCATCCGAATTAATATTTAACATTAGTAACTACTTCCACTACTTCCGCTACTTCCACTACTACTACTTACAACAGAGGATGCCGAACCAGAACCAGCAGAACCAACAACTCCAGTTCCACCAGTTTTACTTAATTCACTATTCGGTGTTGTGATATATTCAACACCAGCAGAGGATTCGCCAGTTGAGACTTTATCTACAATTGTGTTAACTGTAATATCATCTTCACTAATAGACAAAAGAACATTTCTAACACTCACAATATCACTTGAGTTTAGAGTTATGTATATCTCAACTGTATTTGCATCCAAAGTTGTATCAGAAATATTTAATTGGTCAATAATTAATTTACCAGTTGAATATTCTATTGTTCCTTGTTGACTGTTTACATAAACTCTTGTAGATGAACCTTCTTCAAGATAGTATGAACGAATATTTCCATTACCATCATCATCTAGATAAATTGTTTGTGTTCTACCAGATATATTAAATCCAGTTGACGATAAGTTAGTAGGTGAACCAGGTCCTTGAGTAAACAAAGGATTGTAGAAATTAATTGTGTATTTACTTTCTTGACCTATAATAGCATCAAAACTTCTCTGACACCTTACGGTTGTAATATTTGAAACAATACCAGGATCGGACCTATCAACAATATTACTAAATTTTGAAAATCTAAACACGCTATCAAACTTTTTAAGTTCGTTGTTTTGATAATCCATTACAGAAGTTCGAACTGCAGATGAAATATCAGTATAAGATGATGTTGTAGTATTAGGATTCCAGTAAACATTAATAGTAGGAATAATATTAATATAAACAGGATCAATAATTTCAGGTGTAATTGAAACCATAGTCTTCGATGATAAAATAGTGTTCTTAATCGCATCTTTGGTTGATGTGGTTAAAGTTCTACCTGTCCTAGGTTTAATTGACATGAATACTTTTCCATAAACAGGAGGATCATTATCTTCTCCACCCCATACTTGCATAGTATCTACGTTGTTATATAATTTAGGTAGAATGACTTTATAATCTTCTGCAGTAACCGCACGATTTTGTGCTGAGTAAAACTTAGGAGCATTGAATTTAATACTATCAATTGTCTCTCTAGGTCCACCATTCTCTGCAGAGATAACAGTAGTAATTGTAGCATTTGTAGAACCACCAACTGAAGATGACAGAGTAAAGTTTGATGCACCATTTGCTTCTGCTTCATTAGTCACAATATATTCTAGAATGATAATATTACCATCTTCTAATGCAGTACCCAAAACTCCATCACCGAATGTTATTTCGTATGTTCCATTTTCAACAGCATTTAAAAAATATACATTTGAAGTATTTTGTATATCTAAAATATTTTCTGCTTTAGTAAATGTTGTTACAGTTAAATCATTTAAACTATTTTGTACACGAACGGAAAGTGTGGTGGAATCAAAACTCTCTTCAGGAATCAAAAATCTCTGTGTTTTGCTAGATGAACTCTTAGTATATAATAGTTGAAGTAGAGTTCCCTCTTTAATATCAATATTTGTAAAAGTATAAACACCTTCGGTAGGTACAATAGTTACATCTGCGGTTGTTACAAACTGATAGTTGATGTCCGATACACGACTTCTAAAAACTGTACCTTTTGACATTGTTAATTGTGGAGGCGAACCAACAGGATTATTAATTGTGACGTTAATTCTAGCAGTTGCCGCTTGTGATGATGATGGTGTATAACCAAGATGTTTAGCAAGAGAAACCACACTGTCTCGCTTAACTGCGCTATCTAAGAACATCTCATTCGAAACCATGTTGGCGTACACTGCGTTATAGTGAGTATTATATGATAATACATCTAGTAAAGTATTCATTGCTGAACCTTCAAAATTATAATCTTTGAAAGATTCCTGAGATGATAGATATGTTTTAAGATTTGCTTTAATATCAGCAAAATCTAATTCGGTTACCCTAAGTCTTTTTGTTGTATTTGCCATGGATTATCGTGTCCTTGTGAGATATGTCTCAAATATTTGTTCTTGTGTATGGTTAACTACATAAAAATATATTCTCACTTGATATTCATTGTTATCAGAATTGTCAAATACGTCAACCGCTGTCAATTTTACTCTAGGTTCGTGATTTTGAATAACCTCATATATTGTCTTTTCAATCATTCGGCGGGTCATTGGAGTATTGTTTTCAAACAGTAGTTCCGCTATACCACATCCTAAATAAGGTTGAAATGGTCTTTCAAAATGCCGAGTGTTAATTAACGCTCTCATAGACTGCTTTACTGCTTCAACATCAGATTTTTTCGCCACATCATTAGTACTACTCAACTTTGTAAAATTAAAGTCTAAGTCTGTAAAATCTGCAGTCTGCCTTGTTATCGTTGCCATAGAACTATTTATACCTCTTTATCCACCAGCAAATACATTAGATGATCCGGCGGCGACTGATGTACAACCACTCACACCATCACCTACTCTACCTGCACCTTTTCCATTTACTTTAACAGTAGATGAACCAGATGCTATTGGTGCCGCGTGTGAGGGACATGGCGCACCAGGAAGTAAATGTCCTGTGTTTACATCTCCTTGGCGAGACCACGGAATGTTATTCACAAACACATTAGGACTACCTACCGCTCTTGTCATACCTGAACAATGTGGTACGTCTGCATCACCTATTCTAGTTGCCGCTGGCATTTCGTTCTCTCCCCATCAACTCTCTGAGTTTACTATTGTACTGTGCAATAATATGATGTTGTTCGTCTGTGTGAGGTTCTGGTGGATACTCAGGTTCAAATCTAATTAGATTATCAAAACCGAGCGGAATATCTTCATACTTATTATATGTGTGTACTACTCCATTAATAAGAACGCAAAATATTCCTGTCATCTATCTACCTTGTCCTCTGTATTTCTTAAAACTGCGCTTTTTATCTTTCTTCATAGAAGCAAATTTAACCATAGACATTCTACCACTTGTTGATGTTTTCTTTGGATTACTTTCGTGAACATATGTTCCAATGCTTGTTTTTACTTTTGCCATTTTATCTCTCCAGTATTAGTTCAAGTCAATTCTAGGTGCATCTGCATCAATGTTTGCACCAGCGTTTAAGTCCATTGTTTGACCACAGGTTTGTGTAATATTAGTTTTCGCTTCTACTTTAAAGTTTACGCATTTAATCTGTACATCTTTTTCAGACTGCATATCAATATTATCTTTTGCATATACAGTTGTCTTACCTTGTGTGAATATATTAACTGCACCTTTTGCTTCAATGTTAAAGTCTTCATCTACTAATACTTCAGCATTCTTATATGAATGTATCTGAATAGTTCCATCGGGATGCAATTCAATGAATGTATCTTTACGATGAAATAATAAAATTCTCTCATTATCAGGAGTATCATCAAATTCTAAAGCATGTCCACTCTCAGTTTGATAAACTTTATTATATGGATATCGTGCATTGAAAGGAACCGCAGAAGGAGTCCATGTGTCAGTACTCCAAGCAATGTTCTTCTTTCCTATAGAAGGTTTACCGTTAGGTCCTTCTCCATCTACGCGATGCCCTTTATTAACACCATCATTTCTTGCTGTATAAAGTTTTGACTTTTTATCACCTCTCGACAATCGAGAAGTATCCGCCTCATTAATTTCGGTAGGATTTGTTCCGCTTGGATCACAGAATCCCAAATCTGTATTGGGACGTTCTGTTGGGTGTCCATGAAAAGACCCCATAACAACTGGTTCTTGACATCCTTCACCATCTCTAAAGAACCCCACCACCCACGAACCTTTAAGTAGTCCTGATGGGGAGTGACCAACCTGTGATATTGATGCGGATGTTGTTGGCATCATAACCATCGCCCATGGTAAATCTTCAATAGGAAGTGTTTCTTTATCTTCTGTGTGAATACCCAAGCAACGAACACGAACTCGCCCAATCTGCTCAGGATCATTATGGTCTTCAACTACACCCATGAACCAGATAAAACCGTCCATGCCCATGAAATTTTTCATAATCTACCTCTTAATTCTGTTTGAGAATAATGTCGAATGCCGCTGTTACTCTTGCGTTGTTAGAACGAACTGATGCACGAACATCAATGTCTGATTTCTCTGGTATTACAACTGGAACCGCAAACTCATATGAGTAAGGACCACCAACACCACCAACTTCAAATGTGTGTCCAATACGAAATGCATCTTGTCCAAAATAACGAACAAACATATTACCTGTCGCATCAGCATTTGCTTGACAAGTCATTGTTCCTTTAGTAAGATATGCAGTATATCCTGCGGGAACTGTGTAGACTGCCATCAGAGTTTGACCTTTAGTAGCAGTAATTCTTGCTACTACTGTTGTCGATACTTTAATATCGATGTTTCCTACATTGTCAGCACCAGTTGAAACGAATGCTCTAAAAACTCTTAAAAAAGTTGTTCCGCCAGTTGTAGTATTACCAGTTGCGTTTGTGAGTGTGCAAGTATCTGTAACTTCTTCGTAGTTCTCATCAAGTCCAAGAATAGTGATGACTTTATTCGCATCACTTGCACTTGCTCTATCTACTGTAACTGTTGATGCTGAAGACCATGCTGTCCAAGGATATGCTGTGTCGCTCACATCCCATACAGAACCAGATGTGTTTACTGCCATTGAAGGAACAGCACCAAACTTGTGAATAGAACTTACACCTTTGTAGAGTCCTCTGGCGATGTTAATTTTTTCATCGTTAAATAAATAGTTTCCCATAGGTGTAATTTTCTCCCTTTAGTCTTATTTATACAGAAAGCGTTTGGTTACTTGTCGCAAAACCTTTTTTCCGCATAACAGTTTTTGCAACTAATTCGAACTCTTGTGAGTTTTTATCCCACTTGAGAACAA